CCAAGTAGTCCTCCAGTAAGAGAACCTGAAACAACACCTATATTAGCAGCACTAAAAATACTTGTTCCTACACTTGTAGCCATGGAACTTAATCCTAGTCCACCAGTAGCTGCGCCAATGGCTACACTTAAGCCAATGTCTAAGTACCTATTACCTGTGCTTACACACATATTATCAACCTATGTTCAAACCAGTGGCTGAACCAGAACCTAGCGTATTAAATGCTCCTTTACCTCTAGACTTTCTAGCTGTTCTTTTCTTAGCAGCTGTCGTAGCTTTCTCCGTTGGACTCTTAGCCTTACTAGCAACCTCAGCTATCGGAGCTGGAGGGCTTGGAGGAGGTGGAGGAGGTGGGGGAGGAGGGGGAGGAGGAGGGGAAGCTGGTCTTCCACCGCCCATACATAATACTGCTGATAATAATCCTAAATTAACCACGGTAGTTCCTCCCCTTTAACTACTATCTAAAGTAATTTGTTCAGTGTTATCGAACTGAGCCTGTCTCAATTCCTCTTGTCTATCTTTTAAATAATCTAATATCTCTATGTAACCTTTGATCTTGTAGAAATCCTCTATACTTTTAGCATTACGTATTCCTTGAGGACCAAAGTTCTTATCTAATTCTTTAAGTAGTCCATCAGTAATTATAATATTATCCATTGGTCCCTCTTCTAAAGGTACGAAGTTATCTCACCACCGTGAGAAGTTCATTTAACTGGACACACACCAGATTCACATTCATCATTTTCTATCTCATGTGTGCTATCAGTGTCACTAAAATCTACATCAGTTAGCTGTGCTACATACTCTTTGTACCTGTCCTCAGTTACTACTTCTTGTGGAAGGTATTCGTAGACAGTATTAGTAATGGGAAGAAAGCTAACACCAACATAGCTAGACCAATTACTCTTAAGCCAGTCTCTAATAGCAGGGACCTCATCCTCTTTATAAGAAATTGTAATCGAGCAGTTCTGTTCAACGTAAGAATCCATGAGTAACTTGTAGCGTGAAAGCTGTTCAATAGCCGTCTCGTTATTAACATATAAATCTCCCTCCTTATCAAACCTAATGTTCTCCCAAGATACTGGGAATGTTACGATGGCATTATGCTCATCAGTAGGATTAACAACAACATGATACCCTGCTTCTCTAAGTTTAGGGAGCATAGGGTCATTGATACTGAAGTTAACATTGTTAAAGATGTACTTACCCATAGGTTTATGACAACCCTCAGTAGTATCCATGATCTTACTGAGTGTTCCACTAGGTTTAATAGTAGTCACATTCTTAGGACGCTGAGTACCTAGCTCATCTGCCATAGAGTATGCACCATGTACTGCTATATTACGTAGTCGCTTGTAGTCATACTGTGATAAGTCCTGCCTCGTAACAATCCCTGTAAGTCCAACTCCACATAACCTGAGATACTCATTGTTCTCATGCCATGTTCTTTGCAGAATGCCATCATCAAGATTGACAAGAGTTTGACGATAGTTGGCTCTGGCAATAAGATACATAGCTCGCTCAAGTCCTCCGCTATCATTTCTGAATTTGCTGAGATCCACTTCGGAGAGGTTGCAGAAGGATTTGTTTCCCCAGAGAATTTCTGCACAGGGATTGACTCCACTAAACCCAGGAGCACGTCTCCTAGCTTCTTCTCCGTTGATGAATCCTGGTTCTGATCCTCCAGACTCTGAGATAATTTTGAAGAGTTCTTCAAGTTGCTCATGACTAGGCTCCTTCCAAAAGACTACGCTGTTATTAGATTGTGACCTATGTGGTGATGATGATAAGTTTTCTTTAGCTCTAGCAAACTCTTCCCACTCTGGAGTCTCATGATAAACCAAGGCTATCTCTGCTGATCTCCGGCTACTCAGTACAGTACCTAACCAGTTCATAATATCTAGTATGTCTATCTTACCTAGTAACTGACCTGACTTCTTGTTTAGAATCCCAATGATTTCTGTGAAGGCTCTTGACATTGGCCCGTCACCTGAAGAGATCCACCCATATCCTGCGAGGCGTTGACCTGCTGGTCTGAGTTGTGTGAGATTGAGTACGAAACTTGTAGCTTTCCCTTTATATGCCAGAATTTTACCGATAGACTTTGCCCAAGCTTCAGCGGAGTCTCCAACTGTAATCGTCCAAGTCCCATTATCTGTAGACTCTTTGTTTCCTTCATGCCCTCCTTTTTTAGTTCGCTTTGAACGTATGACTTCGACATTTCTGATAGGGGATGTGAAACCCGATAGTGTTCCGACAACAGGTGTGAATCCCACGCCACATCCTTGCAACAAGAGCCATAAAGAATCAACCACGTCATGTATAGTCTCCACTTTTAAGTGTGAACAATTGAACTGACTAGCCTCACGTTTCTTAGCTACATCAGTTCCACCTAACCATAAGGTTCTACCGGATACCATGACCTTACGTTCTAACAAGAGTTGTTTTAACTCCTTGAGTTCATCACATACTTCAGAATAATCAGTAGCTTCAGCTTTGCCTAAGGCTCTATCCCACAACCACCCTTGATGTCTAATAACTCTGTCTATAGTTTGTTCCCAAGTCTCATATGTTTCATCCCTAGAATCTATTGGTCTATTGTAAGTACGTCTGGTTATTACCTGTGCTCTTACACTTGTCAATTGACTAGACCTCCCATAATTTCTTTAGTTTCATTTAAGGTTCCCGTTAGTTTATCTACACTAAGAAAGAACTCTTCCATGAGTTCCTCCCTAGATCCCTCTACTGTGTTATCCTCAATATCTAAAGCAGCTGTAGCTAATGATTGTATCTCTTCAAATATTAACTTTAGCTGTATGTCCATTAGTTCTTTGCTGTACCCTCTAACTCTTTTCATCCCCTGCATTCTCCCTATAAGTTAAACCAAGTTTCTCTTCTTCTACATCACCAATCTCAATACCATACAACTCATCAAAATAACAATCATCAACCTGAACATCTTTCATAGCCATTAAATATTCTAAGTGATCACAAACTGGTGTTTTACTAGCTCTTTTCATTGTAATAATGCTCCTTCATCATCTCTATACATTTGATTGCTTTGTTTAAGTCTTCAACTCCATTCTTATCTTGATGTCTAACTACATACTTTATCACACTACCTACATCCATACCCAGTTTATTCTTAATAATAAATGTCCAAGGATCTATCTCATACTTAGCATAGTAAGGAGGTCTTATGTTAGTAGCTCCACCTTTCCACTGGTCATTCATCTCATCCTCCTCTAGTATTTTAGAACAGAAAGACTGATGATCTGGGCTTAGTTGATTACACTCGTCACAATACATCAATTGTTTAACGGCTCCCATAATATTACCTCTCCTGTTTCAAAGTTATATTCATTAGCTCTTAAGATACGAGCCACTCTTGCCTGTACCAGTGCATCATCTGATGTTAGTCCTGCTTTCTCAAAGGCTGTTACTACTCGTGACCACGATGGAATCTTAAGTATGTCTGCAGCTTTTTTAGGTCCAACTCCAGGACATCCTTTGTAGTTATCTGTAGAGTCACCTACTAATGTCTGGTACAGGTGCATGTAGTCTGCTAATTTTCTATCAACTGTCTCTGTTACTTCCTTGTCCATGTTGTAGTACTCACAAGGTATCGTTAGCATATCTTTATCAACACTAACAATAATGTTACGAGAATACTCCCCGTTGGTAGCAAGGATACCCAGTGTATCATCAGCTTCTAGCATAGGAATCTGTAGGTATGAATACTTTTCCTTAAGATACTCCACCAGAGAATGATAACCCAGAGGCTTCTGTGAGGCTTTTCTTGTTTCCTTATAACTCTCTAAAATATTATGCCTAAAATATTTGCCCCCCTTTGGAGAGAAACAAATGACTAACTGTTTTACCCCTAACTGTTCTTGCCAATACGCTATCATTGCATCAGCCTGTGCTCTTACTTCTTTTAAGTTAGTAGCTGTTGTAACGACATCATCCTCCCACTGTACTTGAGTCTGACAAGCCCAACAAGTTCTGTAAGTAAGTATGTCTCCGTCTATTAATAGTCGTGAAGTCTTCATCTAAATCTCCTAAGTTAGCATGTCTTTTATAGTGGCATACATTACACAAGTATGCACACTTTAATAATTCCTGTAAAGCCAATTTATATTTACCACATTTAACTAAACTTGATACCGAATCTTTTTTTGTA